ACTCCAGGGACCAAGAGGGATCGATGTGAAAATGCCTCCCGCCCAAAAGGGATATTTTTTCGGCCAAAAGCAGCACGCAGTTTGGGGCGGTCCACAGTATAACTATCTTGGTGTAGGATACTATGACGGGCAAATGGTTAATGTGGCTTGGTATCGACAGCGTAAGTTTGATCATTCCTTCACCGAAGAGAGAACCGTTGAAAGTGCTGGGTTCTTCTTAATACAGAGTGCTTAATGGCGACAAAACACCAACCACAAAGTGAGAAGCACCCTTATGCATCTCCGACTACGCCAGGGTTGTATATCGCGCTTCGGGACTATATCATTGAACTGGTCTGTCTTAACACTAATTCCAAAATCGGTCCTCGGTTTTGGTCAGACCAAAGTTATTGGGCACCGAAATACAGACGGGAAGTGCGGGGCGTGGCGAATTTGGGCAAAGAGTTGGACTTGACTGACACTTTGACCCAAACTGCTCTGATTCAGATCATCAGAGAATATCGCATCAAAGCACTTGTGGCAAAGAAGACTAAGGATAAGGTTGTCCGATACACCCGTCGCCGCATTGAACAACTGACGGAACAGCGAAAGTCGTTAGCTGCCAAACAACCGCAGGCACCTATCGACTCTAAGAAGAATGCAACTTTTGTGGACACCGGAGAGAAGACCACATTGGCTAAGATAAGGGAAGCAGAGAATGGCTAGGAAGAAGAAGCTCAATATAGAAGACGAATCGCTGGATGCATTTCTCACGAGGATGCATGGCGAAGGCATCATAGCTCCCGCATCGGAAGCGTTGCCCCCCAGGTCCAGAAATATTCTTCCCACTCCGTTGTCGTTAGATATCGCGCTGAGTGGCGGCATCCCCGATGGCACCATTTGTCTCATAACAGGCAAGCCAAAGAGTGGAAAGACTACCCTGTGTCTTGAATTGCTCAGAAACGCCCAGGTGTTGAATCGCCCGGCGTTTTACATCAACATCGAGAAGAGATGTACCCCAGCGCTCTTGTCAACGATCCAGGGACTAGACCCTGCGAAACTTCAAGTTGTCCCACATCAAATAGACAAGCCGCTTACCGCTGAGGATTATCTTAATATCATCGAGCGTATTTCCAAGACTCAGGAGAATGCGGTTGTCGTGATAGACAGTATAGCAGCGCTCTCGACCATGACCGAGCAGGAAGAACAGATTGGCTCGAACAAGGATATGGCTGGACCAGCCAAGCTCTTGTCTGCATTTTTCCGCCGTGCCCAACAGGTCGTCGATTCCAAGAATGTGATCTTGATTTTCATCTCACAGATGATGAGCAATCGAGAGCCCCGTGGTCCCAAGTATGTAGAAAAGGGTGGAGTGGCAGTACAGTACGCATGTTCTGTCTGGCTGAAGGTCACATGGACCCAACAGTGGGAAAGGAACGCAGAAACTAATGCCCCAGACGGTCATGATATGCACATCACAGTACAGTCGTCGGCCATGGGACGACCCTTGCTACCCTGCACACTCCCTTTGAGGTATGGCGTTGGCATCGATGTCGTCAAAGATATTGTTACCACAGCCGAGAATCTGGGGTTGATTGAAAAGGCAGGCGCATGGTATTCGATTCCTATGTTCGCGGAAGGCGACAGCATACCTAAGTTCCAGGGGCTTGCTAGGCTATCCAACTTCCTCAAAGAGAATCCAGACAAACTGAAAACATTGGAAACAGAAGTGAGGGATATCGTACTCCCGCAACCACAGGAGACAAACGATGAGTGACTTGCGAGAACAGCTAAGTTGGCTCCCTGAGCCATTTGGTCTAACGACAAATGCTGAAGCTGGTCATTTTCTCAAGCTGGCTTATGCACATGGTAATGCAACCAGTCCTGATCCTAGCACCAAAAACGGTGCTGTATTGGTGAATACAGATAATACGATTATCACCTATGCATCGAATAGATTCCCAAGAGGCGTGGCAGAGACCAAATCTCGGCTTGATGATCGCCCCACTAAGTACCGTATGGTAGTTCATGCAGAGAACGGAGCAGTATTCAATGCGGCAAGACATGGAAAGACAACCAAAGACGCTATCCTGTATTGCCCTTTCTACTCCTGCTCCGAATGCTCGAAGGCTATTATACAGGCGGGTATACGCCGAGTGGTTGGTCACGCCCAGTTTATGATCAGAGCATCTGCGCATGAGACGTGGGTGGAATCAATCAGATGCGGTTGGGAGATGATGCAAGAGGCTGGTGTTGAGTGCGTCTTGTTTGATGGGACACTTGGGGTCATGGCTAGGTTGAACTATGAGGATATAGCGGTATAATATGGAAGTACGGCTACTCAATGGTGGAACTGCTAATCTGCGACTGAAAGGCAAGAGACTTCGGACCAAGGGAAAGTCGAAGTCGAAGTTTCAGTACGAAGTAGGACAACAACTAGCAGAGCAATATCCACATGACGTAATCTTTGAAGAAGTGCCGATACCGAGAGATGGATTCATACTAGACTTTTTTATACCATCCATCGACTTAGTTGTGGAATGCCATGGGAGACAACACACGGAACACGTTAAGCACTTTCACAAGACCAAGAAAGATTTCCACAATCAGCAGGATACAGATCAGAAGAAACGTGATTGGTGCGAACTCAATGGGTTCCGCTTAGTGGAGATTTACGATGAGTAGCCTCAATGATGAAACAGCAATCTACAAGGATCAGCTTGGTCAATGGGTTAAGACGTTAGGATTGCCCCAGCATCAGCCAGCTAACGAAGAGGTTGAAGACATCCTGGGATTCACACGAGAAACATTGCGAGAACGATCATCTGTACAATTGTCAGAGGATACGGTTATTCTGGCCCAATATGCACTGTTCATGCAACAAAAGGCCAACGAATGTCTGACATTCACAAGGTGGTCTAATCAGGTAGTGAATCGCCTGCTTGGAGACGACCGCCCCAAGCTGAACCATTGGGTCAGACAGGCCGAACTGAGACTTGAGAGGATACAGTATCTAGCTCGCCGAATTGAACAAATTGGGCAGAGCATTAGTGGTCTGGTAAGAGCACGCTACAATGAAGGGAGCAACCGATGAGTCCAATTGAATATATTGCAGAAGGCATACGCAGTGGTAATTGGGAAACAGTCTGCGAGGGTTATGAGAGACTGACGGGAGAAGCTATACCCCTTCCGAGCACGCCAACAACCAGTGATGCAGAGGGCGTTCTGCGACAGATTGCAAATATTGTTGTGTCGGCTCTTGGGGAATCGGTTGACGAACCCAAGAAACCAGAAAAGAAAAAGAGGGGTCGTCCGAAGGGAAGCGGGAAGAAGAAAGCAACAAAGAAGAAGAAAAAAACAGGTGACGAGACTGATCCGACAATTCAGCTAGACGAAGACAAGAGGACGGAAACCAGCAAGGAAACTGGGGGTACTCAGTTAATTACCAACGAACCTGACCCAGAAGAAGTGAAAAGGAATAAGGCTAAGGCGACAAAGGCACAGAAGAACAAGGTTAAGCTTGGTCGTAAGGCTGCTGCAAAACACGATGTTGAATGCAACGAGTGTGGCAAAACCTTTGAGTCTGATCGCAAGGGTGGTGAAATGGGTCAGAAGTGTCGTTCGTGTCTCAGTGCAAAGAAAAGTAGGTTTTAATAATGGGTACTAAAGCAGATGCAATTCTACAAGACTCGGGCATGGAGCGAGCAGTCCTCGCGGGGATTACCAGCCATGGCGCAGACTGTTTCTTTGAGGTAGAAGACATTCTCGGTGTCAAAGATTTCTATTGGCCTTGCAATCAAGAACTATTCAACATCCTGTCTCACTTGGTACACACGGAAGAAGCAAAGACTTTTGATACCCCCAACATCCAAACCGCAGCTAAGGTTTTAGGACACACCGATTTCACAAGCGGCGGGAAGCATTCGGAATACCTCGATGCAATTATGGACGAGGCTGGATCATCCAAAGATAATGTCCGGTCTCTGGTTGTCGCTGTCTACAAGCTGTCACTCGCAAGGCGTGGGTGGCTAGCTGCCAAAACCGTACAGAACAACTTGCAGCAAATAACCGGTGCTGAAGATGTTGATGCGATCATTGGCCAAATCGAAGAACCAATATTTGAATTTACAGGTCAGGTTGTATCTCAGGGTGCCGGTGTGGTATCTCTTGGGCAAAGATTCAAGGATGTTATGACCACGTTGGCCGAGACGCCACAAGACATCATT